GCCAAGAATACCATTACAGTAATCCTTGACAATAGAATCTGCGACCTGAATAGAAGGGACTGGAATCTCCAGTAATGGCTGCTCAGGATCTAATTCTTTCCACCAAGAAGAAGTCCCCACAGTTAATGCGTAGGGCTTCTCATAAGTCCCCGGTTCAAGGATAAATGTTCCTAGACTAATCGTATGCTTAGTCTCCTCAATCCGCTTGGGAAGAATAGAAAAAACAGTAGACTTATCCAGAGGATTCGGAGCTGAACGAACAGTTCTACGACCTGTTAATGCTAGAATACCCATTGGGCACTACAATCCCTTCTCGATGCGCTAAAGCATCACCTAAATCAGTTTCGTTACCAAATAATTCTAACTGGAGTTCTTTAATTCTTTCGTGTTTTTCTTCGATAGATTCTGGTTTTTCTGCGTATTTGGTATAACCCGAATGTTCAGTATTCTGTGTTACAGCATCAAGGATAAATTTAATTGCACCCCAAACAGGTCTTAAGGCATTACCCATTGTATCCTCAAAGACCCAAACAGGTTCATACGATAACTTCTCTACTAAGTCAGTTTCAATTAATTCAGGAACTACAGTAAGTCGTTCAAGAATATACTTATCTTTAACCCACTGCCGATATTTAGGTAATTCCCTCACCACTGGAGTAAGTAATTGTAGCCCTTCCGAAGTAAAGCCTGTCTTACGTTTCTCGAATTGGTCATCTGACCATACCACGCGATAATTTGCAAAATCTTCAGTAGTTCCGTATTCATCTTTAAGTTTTCGGTTGAGAAACTTGATTAGATTCTCAGGAATTCTACCTGAAATAATCATATCTTTCCTTCCTCAACATAAACACCTTTTGGCATCGGAATGGTAACTGTAGCTGTTCCACTAGTATCATAAGTAACTAGCCACTTACCATCCAGATAAAACGGCTTAATGACCATAGAACCGATATGACCTACATGGATAGATGTATCACAAAATAATTCAAATCCTAATGCTCTCGCACGGTTGAAAAATGTGATATCATCACACCAGTGATCTGCTTCCGCCTCACCTAATGTAATCCAAGGATGAGGCATCTTCTTAAATACTTCAATCTTAATAAGAACTGCTCCTAAACCACAATTAACAATAGGAACTAGTCCAGGTTCAGATTCATCTGGCATGAAATAATGCTTACATTTTCCATCTGGCCTAGCTTCATCAAATACAATAGGCTGATGAGGAAAATTCCGCATCAAATACAAGCCAGTTACAATGTCTTTATCGTGAGTCAGTAACTTGACTAAAATATCGCGTGGAAGAATTACATCATCATCAACAAAAAATATATGGGTGCAATCATATTCAAGAGCTTGCTTGATGATAAGATTTCTATTCCTCGCGGGTGACTGTCCATGAGCACGAGAAACCATAGTCTCAGCAGGTTTCTCAATTACATCAAAATGATCATAAAAATCTGCACGTCGGGCATATTCAGAAGTAGGAACACCAATTAAAATTCTCGTCATAACTTAACCCACCAGATTGAATCCACTATATTAGCATTAGAAAATAATTCATTTACTACTTTCCTTACTCCCGGCCAGTCTGAATGATTATAGTCATGTCCTGAAATAATTCCATGTAAATTGATACAACGATAAGCTAAGAAAATATCAGTTTTTACAGAATCGTATCTATGATCTCCATCAATAAATATTAAGTCATATCTAAAAGCAGGAACAAAATCTTTTGAATGTTGTTTAATTGGAATTACTTTGCCGTCAATGATATGATCTTTAAGATTCTGATAAAATTCTGGAAATACTTGAGGATTGATTCCTGATAATGACCCATCATCATTATAATAAACTGATTCCCAAGGATCTAAAGCAAAAACTTTTCCATCTGTATTATCTGCTAATGCACGAGTAGAACGTCCCTTATAAGATCCAATTTCAAGAATACGATGACAGTTCTTAGCTTGAATAGCAAGCCATTCTAATTCCTTCTCACTCATCCAACCATCAATAGTCCGAGCAATAGAAATATCCATATCGAGCGCGTGATAAGTATGCGCGCCCCACTTTGATTACTACGTCACATTAGATGCACAACCGTAATACTTCTTTTGATTGGGGTCATAGAAGAAGAACGACGGGAGATCTTTCGTGGGAACAACAGCCGTAAGAATGTTCCCAGTAGTAAGATACGTAGCAGGAGCAGCATCCGTATGAATCATAATCAACATATGCTGACCAGTCACCGGGGGCGTGATAGTAGCAATCTGAACAGAATCAGTAACGAAGGTAATGAACGTAGTCGGAGCAACAGTCGTAGCCGAAACTAAAGTCTGTGGCCCCGGCTGCAAACTGCTCTGGACAGTTGCGAGATTCTGATGGGCTAAATCACTCATATCCTATACTCCTAACTAAGCGCGTGGGTATACCACTTGCTATTTTGCTTGCTGTAAACAAGCGTTGTCACCTTGTTCTGAAGCATGGTAACTGCCACTCCCACATTTCCAGTCGTTGTGGTAGCAACATTACCATCTGTAGGAACAACAAACAGGATTCCACTAAACCCCCCTCCGAAAGAAGGAGTAATAGTAGAAATCCCAGTAGTACCAGAGACAAGAATCAGGTCTGTCTTGGGATAAATAACATCCGCAGACGCAACCACGGATTCTGTCAACTTTGACGTAGAACCAGGAATCATCCTCCAACCTCCTTTGATTCCTAATTAATAACCCGAAGGAACGCTCAGCGCGTCAATATAGGAGCAAGCAGCAGGGTTGTTCACGAAAGTCTGCATACCCACAACCATGTAGAAGATTTCGGCAGTTGCCACACCACCGGATGCACCACGAATCTCAAAGATTCGACGGCCATCAGAAGTATAGAAACCAATGGGAAGAATCTCACCACGGCCCCACACTTCATCGACAATGAAGTCAATACGAGTCTTGTCCCAAGAATAAGATTCCTTGACAGGAACTCCGGCCATCTGCATACGGCCGAAATACATATCAAGTCCTTCTTCCTTGGCGGACTTGTTGATAATGGAAACTAACTGACCAATCTCCTCATAAACCTGCTTCTGACAAGGATGGAGCCACGCGGTAGGATTGAAGTTGTTATCAATCCCAACACGATTACCAATCTTGTTCAGAGCAAGACGAGGAAGTGGGAGAGTAAGGAACGAAGACGCAGCATTGACTCGATTAGCACGAATCTCAGGTGTAGTAACACGAGAGAATCCTAACCAAGAGCCAGTGGCAGCATTGGAATGATGATAAGGCACACCATACAATGCAGGGAGAGCAGTAGGATCTGCGATACCATCCACCACTAACTTATCAGTGGCAGTAGCACCAGCAACAGCAGGAGTAACAGAAATAGTCTTGTTCTCGACATCCCAGGAGGTAATAGTTCCCTTGCCACGATTAGTAGCAAGAGTAGTATCAAAAACCTGAACTGTCTGTCCATAACGAACAAGACGAGCACCAAAACCATCAGTGCCAAGAGTATAAGTATCCACTCCACCAGCAGTAGAAACTGCACTCACAACACCGACAACACCATTACCAGACTGCATTAACTGAGAGTCAAGCTGACGCCGCATCTCATCTAATGCTGTAGCAGTAAGACGTCGAACAGCATTAACAACAGACTTACGGTCAGAATCAGTAGACCATTCAGCTAACTTAGTGTATTCCATGTTCTCAGACAGGAACACACAAGAAAGGACCGCCTTATCATAGGTCGGCCCACCACCTCGCCCTAAATCGCCCCCATCAGCATTAAAATACTGAAAGGAACCACCGGGACGAAGTTCTAACGGAACACGCATTTGGCGATTGCTGATCTTCTCAACATCACGCTTCTTAATATTCGCGTAGAACCTATCATCTCGCTCGAAAACAGTTCGAACCTTCGGAACAACTCGTTCCAACTCTAATGCCGCAACCTGAGTTTCGGTAACTGCCATTTTAATCTCCTAGGTCCAAATTAAACGAACACCTGCAATTTCAGCAGATGCCGTTAAAACAAACGTGCTAGTTGGCGAATTCAAACTAATTACAGCGGGGTCAGTTTTATGCAGAACTACTCCAGTATCACCCGTAATCCCCTTAAGAGTAATGGTATTAACATTACCTACAGGAGGAATGATAGTGACAGCCTTTGGAGTAGTTCCCCCAGTTGGCGGGGTAATGGTGTTAGCCCCACTCGCAAGGGTTACAATATCATTCTGACCCGGACTAGCTGAATTCGCAGCAGCACTAAATGACTGGCTATAAGTTACATCACCAGTTAATGCGACTGTAACTGTCCGGTTAGAGGATACGGCCATGTTACTCCTGCATAAAAAAGTCTAACGTGCTCATATTTTTAGGAACTGATTTTGGCGAACTACTGCGCGATTGGGTAGCAGTTTTACCAACTGGTAATGGACCTTTACGGTCAACTTCATCGGGCGACTTTCTGCCTAATCCCTTCAAAGCCTCGTTCCTCGCCTGTTTAATGACTGTAGGCAACAGTGTTTTGGCTTTAGAAAAGTAAGCAGAACGTAGCCTATCCATCGACTCCTTGGAGAAGTTCGATTGAAATGCCTTCTCCCACATTTTATCATAAATCTGTCTGAATCGCGTATCCTTCTGAATAAGCTGATTCAGTTGTTCCTGCGCATCTCTCATTGCATTCCTACGAACATAATCTGTCATCGATTTGCGAGGATCGATATTCTGTTCGATAGTAGCCTTGAGAGTATTAGTAATCTTTGTTCCTAACTCAGTCTTCGCAATCTCGAATCGTTCTTGCAGAAACTTCTGACGTTCAGACTGAATTTCAGCCTTAGCCTCATCAGGCTTAGCTAAAGGAGCCGGCGCAGTAAAATTGCTGGTTCCAAATACAAACTGATTAAGAACAAGCGCCGCATTCTTTAGAGCCTCATTACTACTTTCCTGACCTTCCCTAAACATAGCCATAATGGTATGTTTAGTAACATTACCAACAACATGCTGGAATGCCTGAGGATCAACCTTAGCCAGAGTGGGAAGATAATTATCAACTAACTTATTAAATGCTTCCTGACTACCTTCTTTAACAGACTTAAGGATAGTCTCAGTCGAACCTGTCATCAAGTCCTTTTCAAAGTTATCAAGAGTCTCTGCCTTCTCGACAGCAATCTTAGCATCTTCAATGGTAGGAAGAACCTCAGTAAACTGCTGTTCCCTATAATAAGCCTTCTCCAGATAAGGAAAATCCTTAAACAGATTCGGATACTTCTGAAGAATCTCCTTACGCCTAACGGGAGTTGTGAGTTCTAACTGGTCATCTTCTTTCGGAAGTTCTTCGACTTCTTCTTCCTCATCTTTGGGAAGTTCGATTTCGTCTTCTGGCTCCGATTCTACCTCAGGTTCTGGAGTTTCTTCAGTAGTCTCCTCTACTTCATCTTCCTGAGAAAGAATATCAAGAGTTTCCTCAACTGGAGCACTAGTCTCATTGATTACTTCTGACATCGGATTCTCCCTGAATTGGCGCTGTAGTATCTTCGTTAGGCTTTTCGTTTGGCGGAGCGCCTTGCGCCTGTTGTTGCATCATTTGCATCTGCATAATCTGTAAATGCCCACGCGCATGGAGTAACACATTCTGATAGCCTTCAGGATTTTCTTCCTTGGTAACCCTACCGGCTTCACTTACTAACCATGCGCGACAGATTTCAAACTCAATCTGATGATTATCAATGTCTGGATCAATTGGAACAGACGGTTCCATCTGTGGTTCTAATTGCTGACCCATCATCATGGCTTGCTGTTCCATCATCGGGTCAGGAGGAATAACCAAGGGTTGAGAATTCACTAATTTGTTAATTTCATCGTATTGTTTAGTCCTGTCATCTTCACCCGGAACATAGAAATCATTAAGGCCAATAGCCTCGCGGATCAGTGGAAGATTTTCTGGAGCACCAAGAATCTGTAAGATATCAGGATTACCAAGCTCCAGAAGTTTCATTACAATATCCTTCCGCTGATTCCACGTCATCGGAAGATTTTCACTAGCATCTAATTCAATTTTGCCAAGACGCCCCTCAAGTTCTGCTTTACGGACAAATACATTAATAAAATTCCCATGAGGATCTCGCTGAACATCTTTTTCATCTTCTTTAACATCCTTGATGTAAGCAGGGATCACCTTGCCAAAGATTTGTTTCCACCATAAGGTGAAAACTTTCCAAGTATTCTGCAACCGCTGTAATGCCTGAGCACGGCTCATCGAATATTCTGATGCAGTCCGCGATTCTGTCATCTGCCCGCCAAACAGTGAGGGCAGAGCACCAGAAACTAATTGTCCCAATTGCTGAACGTTCTGTCCGAACGGTAAAATTTCTCCTGATAACGTGGCAGTTCTGACTTCATAGAACCCCTCTTGAACAGACTTCCCCGCGCGTGGTGTGGCAGGATAAACTCCTCCCGGTAACACTTCCATCTGTCTATATGCGTTGAAATCCAAGACAGTGGGGTCAGCAAAAGTCTGAGGAATTCCATGTTCAATTGTCTGTAAAGTTAACGAGATAAGATCATTCGTAATTTCTTGGATACTCGTAAGGAGTAAGCCAAGAGGATCGTGATGAAGATGGTCAGAAAGAGGATTATAAGTAAGAGTCCAACGGTCATCAAGACTCTCATTACATGCTTCAGCAAAGTGGTCATTTACCATTACCACTTTGACACCGTTTGGAAACTTAGACTTCAATTCCTTTAATTCATCATCTTCAGATAAGATGTTGTAAGCTGAGGGTCTGAACCAAAAATTTCGGACTGTGACGGTATTAATAGGATACTCACCCTGATATTGTGGTGAGATTCTTCCCCACTGTTCATAGGGAGAATAAACTCCGGTAGGTCCACCAATTTTCCCATCTCCACCTTTAAGTGTTCCTCGCAGATGGGGATATCGTTCCAAGACGTTAGCATAATGAGATTCATAACAGAAGCTCAGATAAGGAATATCCGACTGCTTCCTCGCGTAGACAGGAACTTTTACATACAATCCACCATAAGCCTCAAGACACTGCCGAGACTTAGGGTGACTCGTAACACCTACCATTCGCGTTACAATCAGCGGAGACTTCCTAATTTCAGGGTCCATCATCTGAGCACATGATGGACATAACTCCATTTCCTGATTCACGATAGTATCTTGAATCGGAATGTCATGGTCAGAAGGACTAAATTCGTCCTTCTCTTGTTCTTCCAGTTTCTCATCTGCAAGTTGAAAACCACAGAGAGAACAAGTAGTAACCTGATGGATTTCCTCTACTTCTTCATATTGTTCTTCCTTGTATTCACCGTATTCAGAGTCTTCTTTAGGATAGGAATAGCAGGCGACTAAACCTTCTGTGCAATAAATGAATAACGCATGAATCCAGAGTAAGGTGACCTCATTATGCCGATAGACTAACTCCGCGATTTTGTCTCCTGCTTTTGCAGTTGCGAGGTCGAGTGCGTTTTCTGCATCGTCAGGATAACATTTGATCGCGGGGATGTTAACAGATAATGCAGCAATAATTGACTCAAGATATGCCCTGAAAACATTTATAGGCTTGTCGTAGTAGGACTGATCTGTATCTTGTCCAGAGATATCCTTGTCCCAGACTCTCCAGTCATGTGCTACCTCTGAATAATAAAGACGCTGAAAGCCTTCCCAAAATAACTTAAGTCTTCGCCATACACGAATCTGACGTTCGCGGACAGACCTATCCTCAGAATCAAAATGATCTACTAGGATTTTAAGTAGCCGCTGGACTTCTTCAGAGGTATCCATTTTTATTAACCAAACATACCCATACGCTTATCAAACCTACTCATAATATTTTCAAATGACGGCTGATAAGGAGTAGGCATCTGAGGCATCTGAGGCATAGGATTATTCCTATACTTAGATAAAATATTCTGAAGCCATCCTTGACTCATATCAGGCATTTGAGGCTGAGGGAAATTTCTACCCATACCAGCTTGAGGAGATAATTGCATAGGACTAGAAGATAATGATTGACCCTGACCTGATGGTGCAGGAACAGGCATCATAGAACCAGACTGACTCTGATTATTAAGGTCAGGTAATCTCATACCTGGACCCTTAGATACAGCCTGTCCCATGTTACGATTAGATGGACCAATGTTGAACATTACTTTTTCCTCGCTCGCTGTTGAAGAATTCGTTTAATCGGATGAGCTTCAATCCGTTTAATCCAATCCTCAGATTTAGCCGCGTCATCTACTAATCCTCCCAACTGTTTAGTAACAGAAGGTAAATTACTCATATAATTAGAAGGATCAGAATGTTTAGTAGCAATATTTTTAGCACTAATTTCAAATGGATTATTTTCATAATCTACTAAACGATTTGCAGTTTTATAAAGTCTAGTTGCTTTACGATTTCCTAATCCTTGTGCAACATGCGCACCCTCTTCAAAAACTGTGGACATTGCATCTTTAAAACGTTTTTCACCCTGTTCTAATCCCGGCTTACCAATTAAAATCTTTACTTTTTTATTAATTTTTCCCTCTGGAATATCAGCGAATGCTATGGCATCGCCTAATTTTATTGTCTGTAACTCATCTCCCGTGTGACTTAATTTCATATGAGCAGCAACTCTAGGATACCTTTGAGCGAACTTCTTAGCTGCGAGTTGGAAGAAGGGATGCATACCTTCGGCACTTTTCTCAAATGCCTTAGTCCCTAATTCCCTCGCAGCCTTATTTTTATAAATACTAACTAACGGACCTGCATTTAATCCAGCAGTAGGAATGATATCCGTTTCTGATGGCGCAAGATAATCCTTATAAATCTGCCAAAACTTGGAATTTCTGACAGATTCAGGTAAAACTTTCTCACTATCCCTTTTTAAAATTGGAGGCAACTCCCAACTCCTTTTCTAAATCTTTAATCTCAGCCGCGCGCTTCCTGTCCTGTTCTTCTAACATCTGTCTACGAACATTCCAGGGGATATTTTTAACTCTAAGAGGTTCAGGAGTTGGTCTGTTCTCAATTACTTCAGGAGGCTTCTGCATAACTAACTCTAATAATCTACGGTTAGCCTCTAACTCACTCCGTAAAATCTCACATCCCTGACACATCTCAGGTTCCAGCTCAAACCATTTCGCGAGAATCCTACTAAAGATATTCATTGGACTTTTGAACCTGAAGGGGGACCGGGAACTCTGTCTAAATTATTAGAATTATTACTGTCTACACTTCTTAATGTCCCCGC